CCCTTTCGGGTCTCACCTCACGGTGGATTTGAATGAGGTTTTACGCTCATATTCTCAGGATTTTGTTTCCCTGAGCGTTAGGATGTCTACTCCGAATAGCAGACAATTTTGTCCCGATTGGGACTTTAGCACTCACGTGCTAACAACCAAGTCGTTTCCAGCGACTTGTATATTACGGTATGGTTCAAAAGGAACACATACCTGTTCTTGTGCGGCAACGCACAAGCATCGTGATCTCTTCGGATTTCTCCGAGGAGTATTAGTTCCCGCCTTTACAAGCGGGATTGATTATGTTCCTCAAACAAAAGTTTGTTGGAACGCTGAAAATATCTGGGAGTGTCAACTTCCCAGATCTCTAACCGGCCTGGATAAACGGGTCGATTTCTATAGCCTGCCAACAATTTGGCACGCTCAAAAGGTCCTTATGACAGGGACCTGGTGGTTTCCCCGGTTAATGGGGAAGAAAACGGAAGCTGGTAACAGCATCCATGGAAAAGCGGTACTCCGCTTGTTAGCAGGTCTAGGTACATATACTGGACCTGAAGAAGTCTGGCAATTAGTAACCAGACGAGTCTCCCATTCGGGAGTTAATAAGTTGCGGAATATTCTCGCGACTTGTGATGGGCTGGTAATGCAGCTCGTTCTCAGTTTCTTCGAAACTGATTTTCTAACCTGGGACAGGTTAGACCAAGTGATCTATTGTATGATCACGCAACTCTTACCGGATTATTTCCGGGAAGGGAATGATCGGGATTTATCCCGACTGTCCACCTTTGAAAAGGTGAAGAAATTGCGTAAAGCAATTAAAATGGCTGGGTTCAATCCCCAGGCAGATGTGGCAGATGTAAATGTGCCACAAGAATTATCGTTCTTCCGAACGATATGTAATATGCTGGGCTCTTCAAAGGCCCCGCTTAATATGGACAGGGTAATGACCTTGTCCCAAACTCGCGGCTCCGGTGTGCCACCGAAGTCGGTATTCCTCAAGACACCGAGGAAGTTACGTGAGGTCTTGACGACCCCACCTGACCCACAGCGTTGGAACGCTGTGGCGTTTTATGTTGGTCGAGGAATCGACCAACTTTGCTTCGACGTGTTCCATAACAAGTCGGAAGAACAGCGGGAGAGGTTCCTTTCCCGCTGCTTAGATAGGGCAAAGATTAGTTTGTCCGATAGTGGGGAGTTCTTTACAACTACCCAAGAAGGCGGGAAGCTAGAAGCTACCCGCAAAGTACTGCATTCATTGCAGTCTATCGAGGAAATAGACCTCGAAACCGGTTTTAAAACCGGTAAAGTTCTCAATAAAGAGAACAGTAATGTGGGAGAGATGATCTTCCACTGGGCTTGCGGTTTGTTTACAAATCGCAAGGAAATTTACCGAACTAATGTAATGTCGGTAAGAGTGTCCCTAGTTAGTGAACTGGGGAAATATCGTGGCATTACAGTGTCACATTTAGCACACAGCGTGGTTTTACACGTTGCGTCTCATGTACTTCTTGAGTTTATAAAAGAAGTACCTTCATCTCGCTCCGGGGTCTCCGCAGCGAATCATGCTTGGAATTTCTTCAAGCACTTAAGCCACAAGAATCCTGCGGCTTCGTTTATCTTTGGTGACAAAGATAGTTATGTTTTCTCAACAGATTGGGAAAACGCTACAGACTACTGCGATCACGCAGTAGCTCAAGGCATGATTAATAGAATCATGGATATCTTGGGTTTTCCCAAGTGGTATAGGCAAACAGTTTGTTTCGCCTTATGCGCTCCACGTCAAGTGGAGTTTATCGATGAAGAAACAAATCTTCTCGAAAGGTACTTCACGACCCGTGGAGTACTAATGGGCGACCCTGTAACCAAGGTCGTGTTACACTTGTACCATTTGGTAACAAGATATGCAGTGCGTTATACACTGCAAACTATGGATAACCATAGGCGGGCGCAAGCCCGCACTCGCAATCATTGACCGGCGATGCGCAACGCTGGTAAGATCCTCCTGTAAAGGAGGAACACCCAACGGCCGCAAGGCCAGACTCTCACGAGTTTAAAAGGTCCTTATGACAGGGACCTGGTGGTTTCCCCGGTTAATGG